TTATTTTTTACAGACGCTGGTAATGACCGTGTAGGTATTAAAACAAACTCACCCTCTACAGAATTACATGTTGTTGGTGGCATCAAAGCCACAGGCACTATTGACTTTGACGGTGGTGGATTTGTTTTCAACGAATCTAGTGCTTCAGTAGACTTTAGAGCTGAGACAAATACTTTGACTCATGCATTTTTCATAGATGGATCTGCAGATAAAATTGGTTTTGGTACAAGCTCACCAGCTAATGCTAGTGTTGAAATAAACCAGGCCAACTCTTCAGGTGCCATTGCATGTTTATCTTTAGATCAAGACGATCAAGATCAAGAGTTTATATATTTTGACGGAACATCTGCTAGTGATAGTTCAGCTAGTCTTTCATCATCAACTGGTACAACAAGTAGTAAAGTAGGAGCAATAAGAGTAAATATTGGTGGAACAGATCGCTGGATTAGATTTTATGATTCTGCAGTATAGGAGCCACAATGCCACTTACAAAATTGCAAATAGCACCAGGTATAGATAAACAAAATACTGAATATGGTGCAGAAGGTCGTTGGGTTGATTGTGATAATGTTAGATTTAGATACAGCTTACCTGAAAAATTAGGTGGTTGGGAGAAAGTTACAAGTGATGCACTCGTAGGTGCAACAAGAGCTATACTTACTTATAGTGATTTAAGTGGTGTTAAGTATGCAATCTATGGCACCAACAAAAAACTTTATGCATATTCAGAAAATTCATACGCTGATATAACTCCTATCAGAGCTACAGGAACAGGTAATATAACACAATTTGAGACTACCAATGGTAGCACTACAGTTACTGTTACAGACTCATCTCATGGTGCTTTGATTGGTGACTTTGTAACAATTGCAAGTGTCAGTGGTGCAGTAGGTGGTATCTCTGCAGCTAACTTAGAAGGCGAGTTTGAAATACTTACAGTCCCTAATGCTAACACATTTACTATAGAAGCAAAAGCAGCGGCTAGTTCTGATGCTACAGGAGCCACGGCCAACGGAACATATCAAATCAATACAGGATCAGCGACATCTATATTTGGTTACGGATGGGGTGCATCTACATACGGTGCTTCAACTTGGAATACAACTAGAGAAGGATTGACAGGTGGTCAAGGTGTGTTACTTGAGTCAGCTAAATGGGCTTTGGACAACTGGGGTGAAGACGTATTAGCTTTACAATTTAATGGTGGGTTGTTTTATTGGGACACATCTGCAGGATTATCTAGCAATAGGTCTTCAGTTACTAATGTCTCCAATGCACCCACAAAAACAAGGTTTATGTTAGTATCAGGCGATGACAGACATGTCATTTGTTTTGGTACAGAAACAACAATTGGCACATCATCTACACAAGACAATATGTTCTTGAGATGGTCAGGTCAAGAAGATCAAAATGTTTGGACACCGACAGCAACTAATACAGCAGGATCAAAAAGATTGGTAGATGGTAACTTCATACAAACAGCAGTACGATCAAGAGGTGCTGTTCTTATATGGACAGATACAGCTCTATATCAAATGCAGTTTATTGGACCACCACTAACTTTTGGATTCAATCAGCTAGGTTCTGCTTGTGGTTGTATAGGATTAAATGCAGCTAAAGATGTCGGTGGTGTATCGTTTTGGATGGGCACAGATTCATTCTTTCTATTTGATGGTGCAGTGCAAAAGATACCATGTAGTGTACAAGATTATGTCTTTGATGATTTAAACGTAAATGCTAAGCAAGATATATTTTGTGCAGCTAACACTGACTATAATGAAGTAATGTGGTTCTATCCTTCTGCTAACTCACAACAAATAGATAGAGTGGTGTTTTATAATTATGCAGAAAATCTATGGTATATAGGATCATTAGCTAGAAGTTCATGGGCTGATCGTGGCACATATGATAATCCTTATGCTGCTGAATTTAAATCTACAGATACAACTGCAACAATATCTACAATTACAGGACTCAAAGCAGGTAGAACATTTATACATCTACACGAGTTTGGATCTAACGATGATGGCAGTGCTATGAACACACACATAGAATCTGGTGATGTTGATATAGCAGACGGAGATCAGTTTATGTCTATTGGTAGATTGATACCTGACTTTAAATCACAAGCAGGCACTGTAGATCTTACAATTAAAACCAGACCTTATCCTAATGGCACACAAAAGACACACGGATCTTTTGATATTACAACTAGCACAACTAAAAAAGATACAAGGATAAGAGGCAGACAAGTGGCTGTAAGAGTTGCTAGTGATGCCATTGATGACAATTGGAGATACGGTACCCTTAGATTAGATATTAAACCAGACGGAATGAGAGGATCATAATGTCAAAGATACAAATACCTAGATTACCACAAGCAACACCAGAATATAGTCAACAACAACAAAACACATTAATACAAACATTAGATCAACTAATATTTTTATTGAACAATACATATACACCAGAAACATTAAGAGAAGAGGATGAAAGGATTAGTTGGTTCTTATCGTAAATGGCTAATACATATACAAACTATAAGGCTATATTAACAAATACTAATTTGACTACATTGTATACTGTACCTGCAGAGACTACAGCTATTATTAAATCAATACATGTAGCTAATGTAGATACATCAAATGACTGCGAAATATCTGTATTCTTAGTAGATTCTGGTGCAACCAGTTACACATTACAAAAGAGTAGAGATATAGAAAAAGGATCTACACAAGAGATATTAGCTGCAGGTAACATCAGTCAAATTTCAGCAGATTCTCATACTGCTACTGCTACACCTTTGATAGCAAAAGAGTCAGAGATAATAAAAATACAAGCTGAAAATGCTAATGATTTACATGTAATTCTTAGTGTTTTGGAGATAACATAAACATTGCAAGGAGACTAAAAAATGAGTATAAAAGAAGATACAATCGTTGTTGCTGGGAAGACAATTCCTAAGATAGATGTAGAAGCTACTACAACTATTAAACACGCAAAAACAGGTAAAGTCTACGCCTCTGACGAAGAAGCAACCAAAGACGTTCAAGATCCTGCCACCGACACAACAGAAAATGACATACAAAAAGATGTCGCCATAAAAGTAAACAAAATGCCGGATATATTCGGAGGGACAAGTTAAACATGGATTATAGCATGCAACAATATGAAACTGGTGGTTTGGGGTCATTCCAAGCTGAGGTTTCTAAAATTGCAGATTTAGGTAGATTTGAAGATGCTTACATAGCACATGTCGCTGAAGGCGAAACAGTTGTGCCTATGGAAGTTCTTGATTCTAATCCTAGACTAAAAGCAATGTTGTTCAATCAAATGCTAGACATGGGTATCAACCCTGAAAGATATATTGTAGGTAATGAGTTTAACTCTATCAATCCTGTTACAGGACAACCTGAGTTTTTTTTAAAAAAGATTTTTAAAGGTGCTAAAAAAGCACTTAAGAGTATCGCACCATATGCTGGTACAATAGCTGGTATATTTGGTGCAGGACCTGTTTACTCTGCACTTATTGGTGCAGGTGTGCCTATACTAGCTGGTGGTGATGCTGGTGATGCTATCATGGGGGGTATTGGTGGTTACGGAGCTGGTAGAGCTTTTGGACAAGCAGAATTGTTTGGAGGAGATCCTGGTCAATACGCACTTCGTGATTTATTTAGTAGTGGTGAAGGTGGAGGGCTTGGAACAGCTTTTGAACGTGTAGGACAAAATTTAGGTTTTGGACAAGAAGCAGCTGGTCAAACCCTGACTGAGGGACAACAAAATATATTAGAGGCAAAAGGAATAGATCCTTCTAAAATTACTTATGAAGATGCTGTTTCTACAAATTTGATAAAACCAGCTGCTAGTAAACCTATTGGGTTAGGTGCTTTAGCAAATACTGCTGCGTTTGTAGCACCACCATTGATAGCAGGATTACAACCTGAAGACGAAGGATCATTAGAAGATAGATTCCCTGGCTTTTATAGTTTATACCCACAAGATACTTACTATGGTCAGTTTGGTAATCGTATGCCATCTTTTGCTGCAAATGGTGGTATTATGGACTTAGAATATATGGATAAATATGCCATGGGTGGAGAGTTTCCAAGAAGACAAGGTCAAATCTCAGGACCTGGTGGACCTAAAGATGATTTAGTTCCTGCAATGTTGAGTGATGGAGAGTTTGTAATGACTGCAAAAGCAGTAGACAAT